AACAGGCATAGTTTTAATAATCACATCAGTACTATTACTAGCATACGAAATATATCTACTCGTTAATAAGAAGGAACCAATTAGTGTAGCAGTATATAAGTTCGGAAAACACAGCATGGCAGTAGTATTTATTATAGGGTTCCTTATGGGGCACTTCTTTTGGTAGAAACAGAATGGGAAGATCTCTCTAAAGAGAATATAGAAGAGATAAACATACCGTATGAGCCACGGCCATATCAGGCTGTTCTACATAATGAACTAAAAAGATTTAACCTTCTAGTATGTCACAGACGTTTTGGTAAGACAGTATTCTCTATCATGGAGATGATCGACAGAGCGTTACGTAATGATCTTAGAAATCCACAATATGCTTATATCGCTCCCACATATGGGCAGGCAAAGAGGGTAGCTTGGGAATATCTTAAGTACTATTGCTCTTGTATACCAAACTCTAAAGCGAATGAGGCTGAACTACGTATTGATATTATGCGCGAGCATGCGGATGGTAGTAGTGACAAGGTAAGGTTTATGCTATTGGGTGGTGAGAATCCAGATAGTCTAAGGGGTTTATACCTAGACGGATGTATCCTGGATGAGTTTGCGCAATGTCCACCTATGATCTGGGGTGAGATCGTTAGACCTGCACTATCAGACCGTAAGGGATGGGCTATTTTTATTGGTACTCCTAAAGGACAGAACCACTTCTTTGAGATGATGCTGAACTACCAAAGGCTAATGGCACAGGAAGATAACAAAAACTATTATACGGCCATATACAAAGCCTCAGAGACAGGTGTCCTGGATGACGAGGAGTTATCTGATGCACGAGCAACAATGACTGAAGAAGAGTACGCACAAGAGTATGAGTGTGACTTTGCTGCAGCATTGATAGGAGCATACTATGGAAAGTACCTCAATGACATGGACAAGCAGGGGAGGATCATGGATTTTGACTACGATCCTAATTATCCTGTACGGACTGCATGGGATTTGGGGATATCGGATACTACCGCTATATGGATGTACCAGATCGTTGGTCGTGAAATTAGGGTACTGGACTACATTGAAAATAATGGTGTGGGGCTTGAATGGTACGTTACTGAAATCCACTCCAAAAACTATATACTTGACCCTTGGGGTTGTGCGCTTCCACATGACGGTGCCGCACGAGAACTTGGTACAGGTAAAACCAGACAAGAACAATTGGAGACATTAGGATTACGCTCGCATATTATACCAAGACAGAGTATAATGGACGGTATAGAGGCTGCCAGGATGCTTCTCAAGAAGCCTACGTTCTTTATTCATAAGACGAATTGTAAGCGCGGTCTTAACGCCCTACGAAATTATCAGAGACAGTTTGATAAACGTAAGGGTATATTTTTAGATAAGCCACTGCATAACTGGGCTTCAAACGGTGCTGATGGTTTTCGCTATATGGCACTTGACTTGGAGGTACCAGAAAGTAGTATGATAAATATAGACCGAAGAAATATGAAAGTTATCTCGGATTATGACGAGTTTGCTTAGGAGATAAATATGGATCCATTTACAGCAGCTATTTTAGTTGGAGCAGCCACATCTATGATTGGTATGCAACAAGCTAACAGTAATGCTAGAGCGCAAGCCAGAGCACAGAGACAGGCTCAAGATCAGGCAGTAGAGAATCAAAATGCGCTAGTAGAGGAAGGCTATAACAAAAGAAAAAACGCTATGGGATTAGGTCAGAACAAATCCGGAGGCGGCTTAGTAGCGTCTCAAACAGGTGGAGTACTTACATCTGTTACTGACGGTAATCAAGCAAGTGGGTTGTAATGAGATATGAAGATATGCCGTTAGGCGAGAAGATTGTAAAAGAATATGATCGCATGAAAGGCGAGCGTGTCAATTGGGATGAGTATTGGGAAGATCTTGCCGAGTACTTTATTCCTAGAAAAGATAATGTATATGGGTACAAGATAGAAGGTGAGCGTAAGAACTTTAGGTTATATGACTCTACATCTCTTGTATCGCTTGAGCTATTAGCATCGTCTCTTCATGGGATGTTAACTAACCCTAGTTCTGTTTGGTTTGGAATGGAGACAGGTATTCCTGAACTAGACAAAAGAAAAGATGTGCGTGAGTATCTTCAGCTATGTGTGAAGATTATGATCGATACATTAAACCAATCAAACTTCCAAGAAGAGATTCATGAAACATATCTTGACCTTGGTGGGATTGGTACTACTGTACTTGCTATTGAGGAAGACGACGTCTTTGATGTTCGCTTTCATAGTTCTCCTATTTATTCATCGTATATTGATGAAAATGAAAGGGGAATGATAGACAGGTTAGCTAAGTGTATGAGCTGGTCATGGAGACAAATCGTAAGAAAGTTTGGGGAAAAGCCTTTCGAAGGTGAGCATGACTGCATCGATATGTATACGAACAAGCCAGATCAGAAAGAGGAAGTAATCTTTTTAATCGAGCCTGAAGATGACAGTAAACCAAACTCAACTAAGTATAAAGCGTACTATGTTCTTAGAAAGAAAATGATAGTACTTAAAGAAGTTACCTATCAGTCATGGCCATTCGCCGTGCCTAGATGGACTAAGTTAAACGAAGAGAAATACGGAAGATGTCCTGCTATGAAGGCGTTACCAGATGTAAAGATGCTGAACGCTGTAATGAAGACAACGATCCGTGGTATGCAAAAAGTTGTTGACCCACCTCTTATGGTGCCTGACAACGGATTCCTATTACCTATTAATACAACTCCAGGCGGAACCAACTTTTACCGTACAGGTATGAAGGATAGAATCGAGATGTTCCCTGCAGCGGCACGTCCTGATATAGGTTTAGACTTTATCGAGAACATTCGTGAGAGAGTAAGAGAGCATTTCTTTGTTGATCAGTTACAATTAATTAATCAAAGAGATATGACGGCTACAGAGGTAATGCAAAGAACTGACGAGCGTCTACGTTTTCTAGGCCCTGTACTTGGTCGTATGAACAATGAGTTGCTTAAACCTATCGTAGACAGAGTGTTCGATATTCTAGATCGTAGAGGAAAGCTGCCAGATCCACCAGAGATTCTAAGAGAGCAACCAGACCTTAAGATAATCTATACATCACAAATAGCAAAAGCCCAAAGAACAGGAGAGGCTAACGTATTACTTAAAGTATTACAAGCTTCAGAACCTATAATTGGCGCACAACCTGACGTTATGGATAACATTAATGGAGATGCGGTATTAAAACACAACGCTCAAATATTTGGTTTACCAGAAGAAATGCTAAACGCTCCAGAAGCCGTACAGCAAACAAGGCAGCAAAGAGCGAAACAACAACAAGAGATGATGAAGGCTCAACAAGCAAACGTAGAAGCCGACACAGCTCAGAAGCAGGCGAAAGCCCAAGAGTAAAAGAGGAATGACATGACTGAGGAACACAAGCCGCAAGATCTTGCGAAGAAAAAGTATCTAGCTTACAGAGAATTTTTTACGTCTGATTATGGAGAAGAGATTCTTACTGACCTAATGAGGGCAGCGCACTTCCAGCATTCGACTGTTGGGAGTACTCCATATGAAACGTATTACAATGAAGGTCGTAGAAGCCTGCTATTGCAGATTATTCAAACGGCACAGCTAGACAACAAACAAATTAATAGATTAACTAAACGTATAAAAGAAGAAGACCAGCAGTATTTTTAAGGAGGAGCAATGTTTAGAAAGTACGGTGTAAGAGTAATGCAAGAGACAGATGGTGATGATGGTGGAGCTGCGGATGCAGGTGGACTAGGTGGAGATATCGGCGGAACTAACGACGAAGTACCTGGAGCGACTGTAGACGAAAATGTAGACTTATCTAACGTGCCAGCATGGGCACAGAAGTTAAACGTAGACGCGGATATTTTAAGTGACCCGTCATTAAAAGCAATCAATGACATCGATTCACTGACTAAAAGTTACGTGCATGCTCAGAGAAAGATTGGTCAGAAGGGAGTGATCTTACCAAATGAAAACTCTACTAAAGAAGAGTGGGACACGTTCTATCAAAAGGCTGGTGTACCTTTAGAGCAACAAGACTATATATCTAAAGTTGAGCTACCTAGCCAGGAAGATGGAAGTGCTTTCGACGAAGGATTTAACGAGCAGTTTTTAAACAAGGCTCACGAATTAAGAATCAGACCTGATCAAGCTAGTCAGATGTACAGATTCTTTAACGAGCAAGCTCAGAGTAAGACGGAAGTTTTTACTCAGGAAATGGAGACTCAGAGACAAGAGGGCTTAAACAAGCTAAGAGATACCTTAGGAGAAGATGCCTATAACGTGCAAATTACCAAGGCAGGGCAGCTTATCAAAGAAGAGCTGGGACAAGAGTTCCATGGATATCTACAAGAGACAGGGCTAGGTAAAGACCCTAAGTTAGTGGAAGCATTCATGAACCTGGCAACTAAATTCTATAAGGAAGAGCCTGTACCTAGAGACGGATCTAGAACGGCAATGACTAAAGATCAGATGCAGGAAGAGATTAATCTGGCGATGGGGAACTTTGATGATCCATACCACAGACCAGAGCATCCTGACCATAAGCGTCGAGTAAATGAAATACAGAAATTCTTTGCCAAGATGGAAGGCGGTAGGTAAACTACCTATACCATCTAACTCTTTTTCATTTTGAAACATTCTTAAATTGGGGGTTGACACAGACCCCCTTTTTTATTGATAATAGTGGTATGTCATATCCGGGACAATCTGAGTCCTTCAGACCCCACCACATCGATGTGGCAAGCATGACCCCTTGTGGATAATCTAGCGATCTAAATTTTTATTTAATATTAACTTATTTGAGGAGAAGAATATGTCTAATCAAATCCCAAGTAGTTTTGTTAAGCAATTTAGCTCTAACATTTACCACTTGTCACAACAAAAAGAGTCTAGGTTAATGCCTACGCTTAAAAGAAAAGAGTCTATT